ATGATGGAAATAACATAGAATTAGAAAAACCCGATAGTTCAACCTCTAATTATATTCTTGGAGAAGATGATGATGAAAACCTAGACTATAGATTTAAAGGAAAAAACTATAACTATTCTATATTAAACAATATTACAGGAGATGCCCCCAACCTAAAACCAACCTCATTCTACCCACAACCTTCTACTCAGGATTATAAATTAGGAGAATTTACTAGGTATTTTTCTAAAAAAACAAACGAAAACAAATATATAGAAACTAGTGGATTAGTTAAAAATAGTTTGTATATTGGGTTTTCAATACCATGGTTAATATCGGGTGATAAAGAAGAAGTTGCTCGGGTTAACCAAAATATGGTAATATTAAAAGAAGAAAGACTTAAGATAACTGGATTTGGAGACTATCTAAAGCATAATTATCTTAAGTTTTATAAATAATGTTTTAATAAGTGTTTTGGTTAATAGAAAATAAAGAACAATTTGAAAGGTTACAAAATAGTGGTTTTAAAGAAGCGTTTGTAGAGATTATCCCAAATAATCCTTACCAACACCCAACACAAAACTCTGTTATAGCCTTTTATGTAAGACCTATAAAAGGTCATAAGGGATACATTCTACCTGTTTCTCATCCCGAATGCGAAAATTTATTTGAGGACGAGGTATATTTATACTTGAAGGGGTTAGAAAAAATATATGTTAGAGATAAGAAGGAATTCCTACACTACACGATTTTAAAACCTCTTATAGATATAACATTAGGATCTCCTCCGTATATACCCCCACAAACAACAGCACATACTACATTATATAGGAGATTTCCGGATCTAAAAACAGTTAATCAACTCGTGCCGATTACTAAACATTATGAGGTTTGCGAGCAAATATATGACGATTTAGAGCACCGCGTTGAAACCGTGGTAAACCCGTTTTATAATGACAAAGCTACATTAGTGTTTAACGCCATCGAACGTAATGGCATAAAAATAGATAAAAATGAATTTGAAAAACATTTCCACCCAGTTGACAACGAGTTTGTCTACACTAGTTATAACTTCAAAACGCTTACGACAAGACCTTCTAACAAATTTGGGGGCGTTAATTACGCGGCACTTTCGCATAAAGACGGGTGTAGAAAAAGCTTTATTCCGCGTAACGATGTTTTTATTGAATTTGATATTAGTGCCTATCACCCTACTTTGGCCTCTAAACTTATTGATTTTGATTTTGGTAAGGATGATATTCATAAAGCCTTTGCTAAAATGTACGGAGTGGATTATAAAAAAGCTAAAGAATTAACGTTTAAACAGCTTTACGGAGGAGTATTTGACCAATATAAGGACCTGGAGTTCTTTAGGAAAATCCAAGTATATACGGATAATTTATGGGCTAATTACCAAGAGCACGGTTGGATAGAGGCACCAATCTCGGGTTATCAATTTTGTGAGTGGAACTTAGAAAATATGAATCCACAAAAGTTGTTTAACTACGTTTTACAAAACATGGAAACAAGCGTGAATGTTGAAATATTATTTCGTATATTCAAGCTATTGAAAGGTAGGAATACCAAACTCGTACTATATACGTACGATTCGTTCTTATTTGATGTAGATGAGAGCGAGTTACCCGTATTGGATGAGATTAAACAAGTTTTTTATAAATTAAAGTTACGAATTACAGAAAAAAATGGAAGCAACTACGATTTTGCCTAAATACGACTATATTTATGGGTCAGATATACACTCACCCCAAAATAGCATAGATTTGAATAATAAATTGTTTTGTACGTTTACTACCTTGGATGAATTAGATTCATTGGTGGAAGAACTACAATCGAGATACACAATAATGTACAACAAAATGTTTGTACTACACGTAAAAAGTAATAACGAATACGTTGTTACCTACAACGTTGACCAAGGTAATGTATCCTCGATTCCAGATAATACAATCTTAGTACATAGAAAAAAAGATAGTAATACTTTATACACTATTAATGCTTTAAACGAACTTATTAAGCGTTTAAACAATGGTGTAGTTGATCCTCGATTTAGAGTAAATTGGCAACACTATAGAAATACTATCCTCCTAACCCAGCAAAACGAATTAAAAGAGTTAAAAACAAAAATTCATACAATTATTGAAATTTAACTTGCTTTATATTAAAAAGGTTATTACATTTAGTTACAAACAATAAATAAGTTATAAACATGGATTTAGACGTAATCAAGCAACGACTAGAGGCGTTGGAAAAACCTACCTCTAACAACAATAACAATGGTAAATCATTGTTCTGGAAACCATCAGTAGGTAAACAGGTAGTTCGTATCGTACCTTCTAAGTTTAACAAAGCAACTCCATTTAGTGAATTGTATTTCCATTATGGTATTGGAAAGCCAGTAATGATTTCTCCAATTAACTTTGGTGAAAAAGATCCACTAGTAGAGTTTGCTAAAAAACTTCGTCAAACTGACAACCCTGAAAACTGGAAACTAGCTAAAAAACTCGAACCAAAAGTTCGTTATTTTGCTCCGGTTATCGTTCGTGGTATGGAAGACGAAGGTGTTAAAATCTGGCAATTTGGTAAGGAATTGTATTCTTCATTCCTACAAATGGCTATGGATGATGAAGTAGGTGACTACACTGATGTAGCTTCAGGACGTGATATTAAGTTGAATACAGAAGGACCTGAAATGACAGGTACTAAGTACAATCGTACTACTGCTTCTCCTTCAATGAAAGTAACTCCACTTGATGAGGATGCCTCAAAAGTAGAATCTTGGTTGAGTAATCAAGTAGATCCTCAAGGAGTATTTAAGCAAGTTCCTTATGATGAAATGAAGGCTGCTCTTGAGTCTTGGTTGTCGCCTGAGGATGCCCCTCAAGAAGGTGATATCATTGATGATGAAAAACCAGCAGTAGAAACGAATTATTCACTAAACACCTCAACTGAAAATGTTAAGCAAACTAAACTAGATAAATTCGACAGTTTGTTTGATGAAGAAGAAGGTGATGATCTACCATTCTAATTATGGCAAAAAGAAAAGTAAGCAAATCACTCTCGGCGGCTGTGTCCGCCGAGATTAAATCTAAATTTGATCTTAATAGCTTTAAGAATAAAAAGGGTCTGGGTGGTAATGTAAAATTTAAACCACAAAAATGGATCCCTTTAAGTGATGCCTTCCAATCAGTAACTTCTGTACCTGGTATCCCAATGGGTCACGTTTGTCTACTTAGAGGACATTCAGATACAGGTAAAACTACAGCACTAATTGAGGCAGCAGTTTCAGGCCAAAAAGCAGGTGTATTACCAGTATTCATTATTACAGAAATGAAATGGAACTGGGAACACGCAATGCAAATGGGTCTTGATGTTCAAGAAATTTGGGATGAAGAAACTGGTGAATTACTAGATTATCAAGGTAATTTTATTTACGCTGACCGTGAAACACTTCATACGATTGAAGACGTAGCAGCATTTATTCTAGATCTACTTGATGAGCAGAAAAAAGGTAATCTACCTTATGATCTACTATTCCTATGGGATTCAATTGGATCTGTTCCATGTCAAATGTCTGTTGAAAAAAAGAAAAACAACAACGAATGGAACGCAGGTGCTATGTCAACTCAATTTGGTAATGTAGTAAACCAAAAAATTGTAATGTCTCGTAAGGAAAGTAGCCCATATACTAATACACTAGTTGCTATTAATAAAGTATGGACTGCTAAACCAGAAACACCTATGTCCATGCCTAAATTAATGAATAAAGGTGGATTTACAATGTGGTATGATGCTACGTTTGTTGCTACATTTGGTAATATTTCAAACGCTGGAACCTCTAAGATTAAAGCAATTAAGGATGGTAAGCAGGTAGAATTTGCCAAACGTACTAACCTCCAGATTGATAAAAACCATATTAATGGTGTTACTACTAGAGGCCGTATTATTATGACTCCACACGGATTTATTGAAGATTCAGATAAATCACTTAAAGCATATAAAGATGCTAGGGGTGAAGAATGGAAAGCAATCCTAGGTGGTGGTGATTTTGATATCATTGAAGAAGTAGACGAAGTTACTCCTGAAGTAACATATACACAAGAACCAGATTAAATTATGGCAAATAACGATTTATTAGAGCTCCTCAATAATATGGATAAGGAGCCGGAGACACCCTCCTCACCACATGAAAGAGTTTTATTTATTGACGGTCTAAATCTATTTTTTAGAAACTTTGCCATGCTTAACATTGTAAACGAGCACGGTGTTCACGTAGGCGGTCTTGGTGGATTTATCCGTTCATTGGGGACTCTAATAAACGCTATTGAACCAACTTCAATGTATGTAGTTTTTGATGGAGAAAATTCATCAATGAACCGTAAAAATATCCTTTCAGAATATAAAGCTGGCCGTCATCAGTCTCGTATTACTAATTGGGATATTTTTGAAGATGTTGGGGATGAGCACGATGCTAAAATAGATCAAATTGTAAGATTAATTGATTATTTAAAGTGTCTTCCTGTTAAAACCGTAGCCCTCGATAAAGTAGAGGCCGATGATATAATCGCACATTTAGCGAGTGAAATCACATCAACTAATGATAACTCACGTGCGTTTATTGTATCAAGCGATAAGGATTTTATTCAATTAGCTAGTGATAAGATTTGTGTATACCGTCCTATAGAAAAGGATTATTATACAGCAGATACAGTAATGAAAAAATTTGGAGTATTACCTGAAAACTTTATACTTTATAAAGTATTAATGGGTGATTCTTCAGATAAAATTCCAGGTATTAAAGGATTAGGTGCTAAAAAGTTAGCTAAATTATTCCCTGAACTAGGAGAACGAGCTCTTACACTAGATGATATTATAGAAATTAGTGCTGAAAAACATAAAGAGCATGTAATTTACTCTCGCGTAGTATTCCAAGAGAATGATCTTAGAAATAACTATAAGATTATGAACCTACACGAGCCTATGATTAATGAAGTTGAAACAGAATACCTAAACTCTTTAATAGAAGAACAACCACCCGTGCTTAATCCAAAACCTTTTCTTAGATTCTACCAAGAAGATGGGTTGAGACATTTGATCAAAAACCCTGAGTTTTGGCTAAACAACCAGTTTCGAACATTAAATAGTTTTGTAAATGACCCTGAGTGATTTAAATAAATACGGACCACAATTTCAAATTAAAGTTATCCACTCATTACTTGAGCGTAAAGAGTTTTTAACTAATATTCATGATATTTTGGATTCTAGCTATTTTGATAATCAAGCACATAAGTGGATCATAGATCAAATTTTAAAATATTATCAACAATACCATACCACACCTACCCCAGAAGTATTAAAGGCTGAGTATGAAAAAGTTACAAATGATGTTTTAAAGGTATCTATTAGAGAACAACTTAGAGATGCTTATAAAACCGTAGCAACAGATTCAGAATATATTGAAACCGAATTTTCAGCATTCTGTAAAAACCAACAACTTAAAAAAGCATTATTAGGTAGTGTTGATTTACTTAAAGCCGAAGATTATGACTCAATTAGAGGACTAATTGATAACGCCCTTAAGGCGGGAATGGATAAAAACATTGGCCACGAATATTTAAAAGATATCGAGACTCGCTATCGAGAAGAACAGAGAGTTACTATTCCAACACCTTGGGGAGAATTTAATAATTTGTTACAAGGTGGGTTAGGTAATGGTGATTTTGGATTAATTTTTGGAGGTCCGGGTGCTGGTAAATCTTGGTCGTTAGTTGCTTTGGCAGGTCACGCAGTTAGAATGGGATTTAATGTAGTTTATTATACATTAGAGCTAGGTGAAGATTATGTAGGAAGAAGATTTGATGCTTATTTTACTCAAATACCTGCTAATGAAATTACACTTCACAAAGATAAAGTTGAAGAAGTTATGACTAAGATTAAAGGAAATCTTATTATTAAAGAATTCCCTCCTAACAAAGCTTCTATGTCAACTATCGAATCTCATATCCAAAAATGCGAGGACTTAGGTACTAAAATAGATTTGGTAGTAATCGACTATGTTGATTTACTTCGATCAAAGAAAAACTCAAAGGAACGTAAGGAAGAAATTGATGATATTTATATAAGCACTAAAGGCTTAGCCCGCGAGCTTAATATCCCAATTTGGTCAGCTTCTCAGGTCAATAGACAAGGAGCTCAAGATGAAGTAATTGAAGGACACAAAGCAGCGGGCTCTTATGACAAAATGATGATAACGGATTTTGCAGCATCAATTAGCCGTAGAGCAAAAGACAAACAAACAGGAGTTGGCAAACTACATATAATGAAAAATCGATACGGAATGGACGGACTTACTTACAATGCTGCTATCAATATTGCTATTGGTGAGTATAAAATTGTAAGTGACGAAGAGTACGAAGCACTAGCCGGTACATCCGAATCTACTACAAATGAAGGTTCCACAATTACAGATAATTTTAGTTTATCTGAAAAGAATCAGTTGCGTGACCTTTTAATGAATTCCTAATTTTTAACTTAATTTTTACAATGGCAAAGAAGAAATCTCTATTGCAGGAACGTATCGTTTATAAACCATTTGAATATCAAGAAGCCGCTGATTATTGGCTTAAACAACAACAAGCACACTGGTTACATACTGAAGTACCCATGATGAGTGACATTACAGATTGGAACTCTAATCTTAATGAAACTGAAAAAAATATTATTGGGTCTATCCTTAAAGGATTTGCTCAAACAGAAACTGTAGTAAATGATTATTGGTCAGGGTTGGTAACAAAATGGTTCCGCAAACCCGAAGTTATAATGATGGCAACCACCTTCGGCGCATTTGAAACAATCCATGCTGAAGCCTATTCACTATTAAATGAAACACTTGGTCTTGAAAATTTCGATGAATTTTTGGAAGATGAGGCTACAATGGCTAAAATTGAAAATCTTACTTCTGTTAGGGATAGTTTTGATAACGAAATGGATTTGCATGAAATTGCTAAATCACTCGCTATATTCTCAGCATTTACCGAGGGAGTTAATTTATTCTCTTCCTTCGCCGTCCTCCTATCTTTCAAATTGCGTAACAAGCTTAAGGGAGTGGGTCAAATTGTTGAATGGTCTATTAGAGACGAATCAATGCACTCAGAAGCTGGATGCTGGTTATTTAGAACATTACTTAACGAAAACCCAGAACTCAAAACACCAGAATTAGAAGCAGCAATTAATGAAGCAGCTTTATTATCTTTAAAACTTGAACTTGATTTTATTGATAAGGTTTACGAACTTGGTGACTTAGAAGGTTGTCCTAAATACGACTTACAAAACTTTATTAAAAATAGAGTAAATGTAAAATTAGGTGATTTAGGTTATAAAGCAATTATTGAAGGAGTTGATATGACAGCTGTAGAAAGAATGAGCTGGTTTGGTGCCCTTTCAGGTGGTAAACAACATACAGATTTCTTCGCAAACCGAGTAACAAATTATTCAAAAGGCCACATGGAGTGGGATGAAAGTATTTTTTAATTATGGATAACAATTTAGTAGCAGATTACTCCCAATGGGAAAGAGGTAAAGATTACCCTGAATTTTTTGATGATGTAGCCTTGTCTACAATTTCAAAAGGATATTTATTACCTGGGGAAACACCTCGTAAAGCGTATAGACGCGTAGCTAATGCTGTAGCTGATAGATTAAACAGACCAGATTTAGCTAATAAATTCTTTAAGTATATTTGGAATGGATGGATCGGTTTGGCTAGTCCTGTTCTTAGTAATACTGGGACCGATCGCGGTTTGCCTATTTCTTGCTTTGGCATTGATACCCCCGATTCTATTAGGGGAATTGGTCTTACAAATGCTGAACTTATGCGACTCACGTCCTATGGCGGAGGAGTTGGTATCTCACTTTCCCGTGTTAGAGGTCGTGGTGAGGGTATCCGCGGAAACGGAAAATCAGAAGGAGTAGTCCCTTGGGCTAAAATTTATGATTCAACTATTATTGCTACTAACCAAGGTTCAGTTCGTAGAGGAGCAGCATCTGTTAACTTAGATATCAACCACCTTGATATTAAAGAATTTTTACAAATTCGTAGACCAAAAGGTGATCCAAACAGACAATGTCTAAACTTACACCAAGCAGTTATTGTAGATGATAAATTTATGAATCGTTTACAAGACCGCGATAGTGAGGCAATGTCACTTTGGTTAGAAATTCTAAAGTCCCGTGTAGAAACTGGTGAACCATACATTATGTTTAAGGATAACGTTAACAAAGATAATCCACTAGCATATCGTATGAATAACCTAGATGTTTCTATGACTAACATTTGTACTGAAATTACACTTCATACAGATGAGGAACATTCATTTATTTGTTGTTTATCTTCACTTAACTTAGCTAAGTATGATGAATGGAAAAATACAGATGTAGTTGAAATCGCTACTTATTTCCTAGATGGTGTTATGGAGGAATTCATTCAAAAAACTAATGGTAAAGAATCCATGATTCGTACTCATAGAAGTGCTAAAAAAGGTAGAGCATTAGGTTTAGGTGTAATGGGATGGCACACGTTCTTACAACAGAAAGGATTAGCATTTAATTCCATTGGTGCTACAGCTTGGACACACACTATTTTTAGTGATATTAGAACTAAAGCAGAAGCTGCCTCACGTAAAATGGCAGTCGAATATGGTGAACCAACTTGGTGTAAAGGTACAGGTATGAGAAATACTCACCTTTTAGCAATTGCTCCTACAGTATCAAACTCACGTATCAATTCATGTTCAGCAGGTATTGAACCACAACCAGCAAATATTTACGTATTTAATGGTGCTAAAGGAACATTTATTGTAAAAAATCCTGAACTAGAAAAATTATTAGAGGAAAAAGGACACAACACAACCCGTGTTTGGGATCAAATTATGGGTGATAATGGTTCTGTAATGGGTTTATCTCATGATATTCTTACTGAAGATGAAAAAGAAATATTCATGACATTCCCAGAAATTAACCAATTAGCTTTAGTTCAACAAGCAGCTACACGTCAAAAATACATTGACCAAACCCAATCGTTAAACTTAGCATTTGACCCGACTGATTCTCCTAGATGGATTAATCAGGTCCATATGGAAGCATGGAAATTAGGAATTAAAACCTTATATTACCTGCGAACAGATTCAGTAATTAAAGGGGATTTAGGTTCTCGAACAACAGAAGATTGTTTATCTTGTGATGGTTAAAAGAGGAGCGCATTAGCGCTCTTTTTTTATATTTATAATCATGGAAGAATTAGAAGATATTTTTAAAACAAACGAATTTAAAGCATTACCATGGAAACAAAGATTTTGGGTCCGTATTAAAGTAGCTATTGCTGGATTCTTAAGTATGTAAAATTATGAAAACATTATTAAACAGTATTACCGATACACGTATGGTGTATCTTTTAATGTCACTTGTATTACTTACAGGATATTTTACACAGTCTTGGGGTATAGTAATTTTTGTAACATTTATGTTGAACGTAGGGGTATGGACAGGATTTTGTCCTAGCAAATGGTTTTTTGCTAAATGTGGTTTTAGAAAAGCAGATCTATAAATGAAAGCACTTTCAGGTCTATCACTAAACTCTAAAATATCTTTAGGAGTTGCTTTAGTTATCATGATGACATTCTTTGTGGTACAGACCTGTATTGTATTTGGTTTATGTGAACCTACACTTTTTCTAGCTAAATTTGGTTGGGGGTGTGTTGTATTCTTTATGCCTCCTTTCTTTAAGGTAATGCAAGAATTTGTTAGTAATATTAATATAAAGGAAGCTAATATTGATTTACAATTAAAAGCTATCGATAAATCTAACTTAGTTGTAATGTTAGATATGGAGGGTTATGTTTTAGAAGCAAATGATAAATTTTGTTCTACAATGGGGTGTAAAGAAAAAGAATTAAAAAATCAACCCCATTCAAGAATGGTTCCTAAAGACTATGCTAAAAGTAAAGAGTATGTTGAATTTTGGGAAACATTAAAACGAGGCGAAAGTGTTGTTGGTGAGTTTGAACGTGTAAGAAAAGATGGAAAGTCTGTTTGGTTATTTGGAAATTATACTCCTATTCAAGATAAAAATGGACGATACACTAGGGTTCTAAAAATAGCAACAGATGTTACTACCCAACATGAAGCTGAAATTGTAGTAAATCAAAAGAATTCTTACCTAGAACACGCAGCAAAAATCCTAAGACACGATATGCACTCAGGTATTAATACCTATATGCCTAGAGGATTAACATCTCTTAAAAGAAGATTATCTGAAGAACAGATTAAAGAATTAAAAATTACTTCACCTCTAAAAATGTTAGAGGAAGGATTAAAACACACTCAAAAAGTATACTCTGGAGTTAAAGAGTTTACTAACTTAGTTAAAGAAGAAGTTCAACTAGATAAAAAACCTCATAACCTAAAAGAAATACTCGCAGATTATTTATCATCTACATCATATACAAAACAAGTTGTTATTGACCGTTTACCTATAATTGATGTTAATGAACCTTTATTTTGTACCGCCATTGATAATCTTATCCGAAACGGATTAAAGTATAACGATAGTTCTACTAAATCTGTAATGATTTTTATGGAAAACGACAGTACCTTAGTTGTTCAAGACAACGGAAGAGGTATAACTCAACAAGAATTTGTTGAATTAGCTAAACCCTATACTAGGAAAAAAGACCAAAAAGAAAGTGGCTCCGGATTAGGACTAAACATATGTATAGCCATACTCCGTGAACACGGATTTAGCATAACAGCAGAAAAAATTAACCCAGGTACAAAATTAAGAATTAAAATAAAATAAATAAGATGATAAACTCAATCATGTTAATAGATGATGAAGACCTATTTCACTTGGTCTTCGAAGATGCATGTAGTATTCTAGATATAACCCTTTCATTAGAGGCATTAAACTCAAGTGATGAAGCAGATAAGCTATTTAAAGCTTGGTTCCCAGATGACCCTAATCACGAACGCCCTGAATGTGTGTTTGTTGATTTAAATATTATTGGCTCCTCATTTAATGGAATTGAAATGGTACATAAAATTAACCATGAATATGGTAATGGCTGTGTAATTGGTATCATTTCTTCTTCAGATGACCACCAAGAAATTGAAAAAGCTAAAAAAGCAGGTGCACAATTCTGGATTATTAAATCAGATGATATTGAACCTCGTTTAGAAGATTTCATGAATGATTACGAGGGGTATGTTAATAAAACAAACTCATTTAAAATTTATAGATAATTTAAAACCTAAGATCTAATGAGTGACATTCCAGAAGTAATTATTAATAACGATGGGTATATGCCTAGCGAT